AAATTGAGGTTTGACTGATGGCTGAATTTACAAGTGTAGCATTTGATGAAATACTAGAAATATCTATGAAACAATCTGTTTCTAAGCAAGACTTTGAAAGAATCAAAGAACTCTCTACAAATATACTAATAACTGAGCAAGAAAAATACGCTTGGATACTAGAGGGCATATGGATTAACTCTGAAGGTGAATTAAATTAGTTAAATAGTTGACAATACGAATAAAGTTCGTATATAATGTTCTACATGAGGTTAAGAAACCTTGTAATTTGACTAAAACTAAGGAGATTTAAATGAAAACAGAATTTAAAACAATTACAGCACACACACTATTTACTGATTGGGCATTTATTGCTAAAGGAACACAAATTTTCCAATCTAACAAAGTAACAGGAATTGGAGAATTATATAAAGATTTAGATGGTAAAGAAAAATATACTCTTTTTACCACTGAAGGCAAGTTTAAAGTTTTTGTAGATACACTTATCGAAACTGACACAGTTAAAATTCATGGTTATGATGATTGGGGTTGGACTGAAGAAGATATGAAGGCTGAAGAAAGATAAGTCAAACTAATATCACACGGGGGCGATTGCCCCCTTTTTTTTGCACTAAAGAAAAGTTGTGCTAAAATGCGTAAAGACAGAGTCATTTTTTTAATATAACGGAGTTATATATGAGCGAAGAAGTAGAAGTAAAAACATATTCTGAAGAAGAATACACAGGAGTTAAATCAAAGTTAGACGAGTTTCGTTCTAATAATGTTAAACTCATGAAAGACATGGAAGCCTTAACAAGTAAGTTTGATGGCATCGATGTTGATGCTTACAACGATATGAAAAGTAAGCAAGAAGCAATGAAAGAAAAGAAACTTATTGATGCAGGTAAGATTGATGAGTTGCTTGCTGAGAAAACAAAGCAGATGAGAGAGGTACACAATGGTGAATTGGAAAAAACGAACCAAGTGAACGCATCACTTCAAGACCAGTTAGCTAAATTAGTAATAGACAACGCTGTGAGAGATTCAGCAGTAAAGGCAGGAGTTGTTGACACTGGCATGGATGATATATTGCTTCGGTCTAAGTCAGTGTTTTCATTGCAAGATGGAAAAGCAGTTCCAACAGATGCACAAGGAAACACTATATTTGGGCATGGAACAAGCGAACCTATGACTGTTAATGAGTGGGTTAAATCACAGATGGATATAGCACCACATTTATTTAAGACTTCTTCAGGTTCAGGCTCTCAGCACAACGCAAGACCTAATGGAATGGGCAAGCAAAATCTAACCTCTATACAAAAATTAGAACAAGGCTTTGCAAAATAGGTTTATAATACGCATATTAGCTGTCGGAGATAGTTAGACCCTACTTTATTGCCTGTGGCATACAGTAGTAGATTTGTTTAATCTGCCCTGTATACTTGGGCAATAATTTTTATATAGGAGTCATAATTATGGCATCAGTTACACTAGCCGAATCGGCAAAACTATCGGAAGATATGTTGGTTGCAGGAGTGATTGAAAACATCATTACTGTAAACCCATTTTATGAAGTATTACCATTTGCAGGTATTGAAGGTAATTCTTTAGCTTATAACAGAGAGAACGCACTTGGAGCATCACAGTGGACAACTGTTGGTACTGCAATTTCAGGTGGTAAAGCTGCTGCGACTTTCACTCAGCTTACAACTTCATTGACTACTCTTGTAGGTGATGCAGAAGTAAACGGATTGATTCAAGCAACGCGTTCTAACATTAATAATCAAAAAGCTGTACAAGTAGCTTCTAAAGCAAAGGCTTTGGGTCGTGCGTACCAAGACAAAATGATTACTGGTACAGGCTCAAGTAATGAACTAGATGGTCTACTTAACCTAGCATCAGCAGGTCAAAAAGTAACATCAGCAACAAACGGTTCTAACCTTTCATTTGCTAAAATGGACGAGTGCATGGACTTAGTTACAGACAAAGATGGTGAAATCGACTACATCATGATGAACTCTAGAACTATTCGTTCATACATGGCACTACTTAGAGCATTAGGTGGAGCAGGTATCGGTGAAACAGTTACTTTGCCAAGTGGAAAGACACTTCCTGCGTACAGAGGTGTTCCAATCTACCGTAACGACTACATCCCAGTAAACCAAACACAGGGTTCATCAAGTGCAGCAACTTCTGTACTTATGGGTACTTTGGATGATGGTTCTATGATGCACGGTATCTCTGGACTGACTGCAAGTGGTTCAGCAGGTATACAAGTCGTAGAGGCAGGTATTTCTGAAACTAAAGATGAAACAATTACTCGTGTTAAGTGGTACAACGGTCTTGCTCTATTCTCTGACAAGGGATTAGCGTTAATGACAGGTATTCTCGACTAAGAGAGTTTTTATCTTATCCCCTACTTTCGGGTGGGGGATTTTACTGGAGTAATTATGTCATTAGATGCAACAGTAAATGGTGCAAACTCTGATAGTTTTATAACTGTTGCAGTAGCAGACACTTACTTTTCAAATCACTTATATTCATCAACTTGGGATGCAGGTTCAACTGCTAATAAAGAAAAAGCATTAAAAATGGCTACTAGGATTCTTGACGAGAAATGTGCATGGTCAGGAACTAGGGCAACAAGTACACAAGCATTAGGTTGGGGTAGAACAGATGTTTACTATGATGGTATTTCTGTTTCATCTACTACAATCCCAGTACAAATAGCAAACGCAACTGCTGAATTTGCAGGTCACTTACTTGCTAAAGATTTAACAGTCAACGCTGAAGGTAAAGGTCTAAATTCTATTAAGGTTGGTGATATTGAGTTAGACTTCGACAAATCAGACACAGCAGGTGTAATGCCTGACATTGTTCAAGAAATGCTAAGAGGTTGGGGAACAATTTACGCTAGAGCCAAGTTTGGTTCGGTTGCAGTCGTGAGGTCATAAATGCCTTACAGAACTACAATACAAAATTTAGTTGAGTCAGCTTTTGTCACATTAGATGACATTACTGAAACAATAACATATAAACACAAAACATCAAGCACTTACAATGTAGGAACAGGTGCAGTTGCTAACTCTGAAACTTCATACACAATTCCTGCTGTAATAAAGTTCTTAGGTGGTGAGGTTGATGGCAATACAAAAGAAAAAGACTTTACAGGCGATTTGCAGGTTATGTTTGCCAGTAAAGATTTAAATTCAGGTGCAACAGAGCCTAATACAGCCGACACCATATCATATGACAGCGAAATATACTCTATTAATAACATTAAGTCAGATTCAGTTAAAGCGTCTTATACGCTCAATTTAGTGAGGTTAGGATGAGTGTTGCATCGTTTAACGCTGATTTAGAAAAATTTGCTAAAGCTACTGATTTAGAATTAGAAACAGTGGTTAGAAAAGTTGCTTTTGATGTTTACAAAGGTATCACTCAGAAAACACCAGTCGATACTGGCAGAGCAAAAGCTAACTGGAACATTGGTTTAGGTGCAATTGATTCTTCAATAACTGAAAACACTACTTTTACAGCGTTACCACTACCAAAAGGGTCAGGTAAAAGACCTATTTATATTACAAATAATTTACCTTACATTGGAAAACTAGAAAATGGCTCTAGTAAGCAAGCACCTACAGGTATGGTTCGTTTAACTATGTCAAGCATACAGAGGAGCATAAGTAATGTCATTCGCTAGTGAAAGAACTAACATTGAGGGAAGATTTAACTCTAATTGGACAACTACAACCATTGCATGGGGTAATGTTGCTTTTGATGAGCCAAACAATGCTTCATGGGTACGCTTTAATATACTCAACGGTGATACTGAATACAGAGCCATAAATTATGCAAAGCGTTATAATGGTATAATAAATATACAAATTTTTGTACCAATTAAGACTGGTACAAATGTGGCAAGAGGTTACGCTGACACTATTTCAGCAATCTTTGAGTCAGAAAAGTTTAATGATGTTTGTTGTGATGTAGCAAGTCTAACAACAGTAGGTACTGATGACAAATGGCATCAGATTAATGTAGATGTTCCTTATTGGAGAGATTCATGAGTAAAAACGATGTAAAATTATATCCACCTAATGGTGGTAAAGACTATGTAATACCTCATCCTAGTAAGGTTGAGCAAATGAAAGCAAATGGGTGGGTTGAAAAACCTGTAAGTAAATCAAAGTCAAAGGAGAAATCAGATGGCGAATCATAAAGGGTCAGAAGGACTCGTAAAAATAGGTGCTAACACAGTAGCAGAGGTAAGAGATTGGAGTCTTTCTGAAACTGCTGAAACAATTGATGACACAGCAATGGGCGATGTTGCAAGAACTAGGCAACCCTCTTTGACATCAGCAAGTGGTTCATTAAGTTGTTGGTGGGATGAAACAGATTCTACTGGACAAATTGCTATGCAAGCAGGTAGTGAAGTTGCATTGAAGCTATATCCTGAAGGTGCTGATAGTGGAGATTACTTTGCAAGTGTACAGGCAATTATTACTACGCAAGATGCAAGTGCTACAATGGATGGTATGGTAGAGGCATCTTTTTCTTGGGAGTCTAATGGTGCTGTTACTTGGGGAACTGTGTAGTGTATGAGTGTTCTTGAAAACGCAAAATCCCATTTTGATAGCTTAGAAACAAAAGCTATTGAGGTGGAAGAATGGAGTACGGTGATATACGCTACTCCATTTACGATGGGCGAAAAAAAGAAACTCTGGAAACACGCTAAAGAAGATGATATTGAGTTTATGGTAAGAACCTTAATATTAAAGGCTTTAAATAAGGATGGCTCAAAAATGTTTTCTATTGAAGATAAGATAACATTAATGAATCATGTAGACCCAAATGTAATAGTACGAGTTGTAGGTGAAATATCGGTAGCAGACACTATTGATGAAATGTCGGGAAACTAACAAGCGATTCCGAGTTAAAAGGAAAGTACGAACTTGCGAATCGCTTACACAAGACTGTTGCAGAAATTGATGCAATAACAGTTGAGGAGTTTAACGGATGGATTGCCTACTTCCAATTAAAGGATAAAGATGGCAATTAATCAAATAGCAAACCTCGGAGTTAAAGTTGACCCCAGAGGTGCAATCACAGGTGCTTCAAGAGCAAAACGAGCCATCACTGGTATTGGTAATTCTGCTCGTAATGTTAAAAACAGAATTATGTCCTTACAAGGTGCTTTATTAGGTCTTGGTGCAGGAGCATTTATAAAATCAGTCATAACAACAGCCTCAGAAGTTGAAAGCCTGCAAGTCAGATTAAAATTCTTAACAGGTAGTGCTGAAGATGCAGGTAAAGCGTTTGATTCAATGAACGAATTTGCTAAAAAAGTACCTTTTTCTCTTGAAGAAATAGAAAGAGCAACTCCTTCTTTATTAACAGTTGCAAATGATGTTGACGAATTAAATGAATTATTAGCTATAACAGGTGACATCGCAGCCGTTTCAGGTCTTTCATTTGAAGATACAGCTAGACAATTACAAAGGTCTTTTGCTTCAGGTATAGCATCTGCTGAAATGTTCAGAGATTCAGGAACGACTGCATTCTTAGGTTTTGAAGCAGGTGTTTCTAAAACTGGAGCAGAAACAAAAAGAATAATAATGGATATGTTCCAAGATGGAACAACTACTGCTAAAGGTGCTACTGCCGAATTAGCAAAAACATTTCAAGGTCAAGTGTCAATGATGCAAGATGCTTTTCGAGATTTAAAACTTGCAGTGGCTGAAGCAGGAGTTTTTGAAGCAACAGCAAAAGCAGTTATTAAAATAACAAATGCTTTCCGAGACCCACAAACAATTTCAATGATGAAAAAATTTGGTGAAAGCCTAACTACTATTGGAACTGTTTTAGGCAATATGATAGCAGGATATATGTCCTTACCAAAAGAGGTCAGAGATGTAGGTATTATTCTTGCAGTTTTAGGTGGTAAAAAGGCTAAAGTAGCTATCGGTGCGTTAGCAGTTTTTAGTGAGGAATTAAACAGATTTTTAGACCTTACATTTAACGCAGATGAAGCTAATAGAAAAGCATTAGAATGGGCAAACTCTATGCAAGATGGTATTCGAGCAGGGTTAGTTCGAGCAGCTTATGAAGCTAGAGATGCTGAAAATGCTTCTGAAGGGTTAGATGAGATTGTTATGGGTCATGGTGTTTCACAATATAAAGATTTAATTGACCAGTATAAATCTATATATCAAGGCTTTTTATTTAATCAACAAAGAGTAACACGAGATTTAACTGGAACTGTTGATGATTATGTTGACAGTATTAAAGATGTTGGTGTTGAATTAAGTCCATTGATGCTTTTGTATCGAGATGAAAAAGAAGTTTTAGCACAAATTAATGACCTATATATAACAGGTGTTATAAATCAAAAGCAAATGGCAGACTCAACAACGGAAGTTGCTATGGCTTATATGGATGCTGTAGACAGAATGCGACAGGCTGATTTAGATTCGCAAATAAAAAGTTTTGCAGACAGTATGGCAAACAATATAGAAAACTCAATTATGAGAATGAGTCAAGGATTGATTTCTTTTAAAGATGTTGTTAAAAATGTATTCCAATATGTTGCAGGTCAAGTCTTTAAAATGCAGGTGGCACAGCCTTTAGCAACTGCTTTATCAGGTGCTATAACTAGTTCAATGACAGGAATGTTTAGTCCTAATATTGGTACTGGCACAACACCACCAAGTGGTAGAGCAGGTGGGTTTGCAAATGGTGGCAGACCACCAGTTGGTGTACCATCTATTGTTGGTGAAAGAGGTGCAGAGTTGTTTGTACCTGACACAGCAGGAACAATTATTCCAAATAACAAATTAGGTGGTGGTCAAACTATAAATGTGACATATGCACCACAGGTTAATGCTTTAGACCCAAGAACAGCACAGGTAGTTATCGCTGAAAATGCACCTACCATTGTTGGTCTTGTAAGACAGGCATTTGAACGCAACGGTCAACAGGTAGCCTTATGAGTTTTCCCACATCCCCCACAGCAAGTAGTATATCTATAACAAGTGTAAACCCAACCTACACAAGTGTTACTCACTCATTAAAACGACAGGTGAGAACGAGAGGTGGTCAGCGTTGGCAGATAGAGGCATCCTATCCACCACTAAGCAGAGCAGACTTTGCACCACTATGGGCATTTGCTCAAAAACAAAAAGGTCAGTTTGGTAGCTTTGCATACACACCACCTGTCTATTCAAATTCAAGTGGCACAGCAACTGGTACATTGTTAGTAAATAATAGTAGTGGTTATGTAGCAGGCACATCGACAGTTACAGCAGATGGACTTACAGGAACGCTTAAAGCAGGTGACTTTATTAAATTTGCAGGGCATGACAAGGTTTACTCAGTTGTTGCAGATGGTTCTACTTCTTTAATTATTGAGCCACCTTTAAACGAGGCTGTCGCAAACAATGAGGCTATAACATACAATGCAGTTCCGTTTACTATGGCATTTACATCCGACACGCAAAATATGACTGTGGGTGTCAATGGTTTTGTTAATTACGGTATTAAATTAATTGAGGTTGTTTAATGGACAGAGGCTCTACCACAGCGTTTCAACAAGAGGTTGTAAAGTCAGCTAATAGACCTGTACACCTTGCAGAAGTTATCTTTGATGATGAAACCGTTAGAATGAACGATGGTTACAAGGACATCACCTATAGTGGTAACAATTATGTGGCAGTTGGTCATTTTATGGGTTTTTCAAACATCCAAGAAGAAGTACAAGTGATTGTAAGTAAAGTAACACTAAGTCTTTCAGGTGTTGACCAGTCAATGATTTCAAGATTCCTTAACAAAGAGTACATTGACCGAACAGTCAAAATATACACAGCGTTTTTAAATGACTCTCAAAGTCTTATTGCTAACCCTGTCTTAATTTTTGAAGGAAGAATGGATGCACCAGTAATTACAGATGACCCTGTAGGTGGCAAATCTTTAATATCAGTAACAGCTACAAACACTTGGGTAGACTTTTCACGCAAAACAGGTAGACACACAAACCACGAAGAACAGCAAATATTTTTTGCAGGAGATAAAGGCTTTGAGTATGCTTCTGAAATTGTAAAAGATATTGTTTGGGGGAAGGCAGGTTGAACCCAAATGTTGAAATTAAACTAAAAAATTATGTTGAATCTCAGATAGGGTTGCCTTTTGAGTTTGGTGTAAATGATTGTCCTTTATTCACGCTTGGTGCAATTGACATCATGCTCGACACCGAATACAAAAAAGACTTTGTTGGTAAATGGAAAGACCAAAAAACTGCGTGGAAATACGCAAAAAAACATGGTGACATATATGAACATTTACTAAAATGGGGTTTTAAAAGAGTCAACATACAATTCACTCAAATAGGTGACATCATTATCATGGCACAAGATTTAGCACATGCAAAAAAATGGAGAAGTGTTGCTGTTTGTATGGGTTCTAAAGTTGCTATCGTTACGGAAGATTATGGAGTTCAATTAGTCGATATAAGAGAAGTACCTAATGTTACGGGAGTAGTCAGATGGCAGTAAGTGTTATATCAATAGGTGCATCGGTAGCCTCTACTTATATTGCAGGTGCAATTGGTGGTGTAACTGGACAAATTGTAGGCGCAGTTGTAGGTACAGTTATTGCAGGTGCTTTATCAGGTCGAGAACAACAAGAGCAAGAATTAGACCAGATTGCACAACAACAAGCTAGTGCATTATTAAACAAGGCTTCAAACAATGCGCCACTTCCAGTTGTTTACGGATTGCGTAAAGTTGGTGGTACTCGTGTGTTTATGGAAACAAGTGGTAATGATAATGAGTATCTTCATGTCATTATTGCTATGACAGAGGGCGAAATTAACTCATTTGAGAATGTTTATCTAAATGACATAATATCAACTGACTCAAGATTTTCAGGTGTCTTAAATGTCTATACACACACTGGTGCAGATAATCAAACTGCCGACTCAAATCTTGTTGCTGATGTTCCAAACTGGACATCTAACCACAGACTGCGTGGCACAGCATATGTTTACTGCAAATTAAAGTTTGACCAAGATGCTTACTCAGGTGGTTTACCAACTATAACTGCTGATATAAAAGGCACAAAAGTCTATGACCCAAGAAATAGTGCTACTGCTTGGAGTGATAACCCAATTCTATGTATTAGAGATTATTTAACAGATACAAGATATGGTCGTGGTATTGAAACATCTTTAATTGATGATGCTTCGTTTATTGCTTCAGCTAATTATTGTGATGCAACTGTTACTATTGGTGGTGTTACTAAGAAAAGATACACGACCAATGGTTTAGTTAACACTTCACAAGGCTCAATGACCATATTAAAGCAACTGCTTACATCTTGTAGAGGCTTTCTTGTGTTTAGTGGTGGAAAGTATAAGATGATTATTGACAAGCCTGAAACAGCTAATTTTACTTTTGATGAAGATAATATTTTAGGTGCATGGACTATATCTCTTGGCACTAAAAACAATCAATACAACAGAATTAGAGCAAACTTTATCAATGAAAATAAAAATTATCAACCTGACATTGCTGTTGTTGAATCATCAGCATTAAGAACAATTGACAACGGTTTATTGTTAGAGAAAACAATTAGCTTACCTTACACAACAGATATTGACAGAGCAAAAATGATTACAACTGTCAATTTAAACCAATCAAGACAAAAAATAAGCTGTGAATTTTTAGCAACCGTTGAAGGGTTAAGAGCAGAAGTTGGTGATGTGGTTTATATAAAGCACTCTACCGTTGGTTGGCAATTCCTAAATGCCAATGCAGGTAAAAGATTTAGAATTATAAAACTGGCTTTACAGAATAATGATGAGGTCAGAGTTACAGCAGTTGAATATTCTGATGACTCTTATGATTTTGGTACAATTTTTGTAAGCGACACAGCACCAAACACAAACCTGCCTGATGTAACGCAAACCAAAATACCAGTTAACCTTGTTGTTACGGAAGAACTTTATGTAACTAACACAAGTCAAGGCGCACAAGTAAGAGCAAATTTATCATGGACAAAGCCAACAGATGCTTTTATTGATTCTTATGAAGTTGAATATCAGCAAGGGTCAGGTAGTTTCCAATTTGTAACGCAAACAAGACAAACAACAGCAGAAGTTAATAACTTACAAGCAGGTTCATTTACATTTAGAGTTCGTTCAGTTAACACAGTAGGAGTCAGGTCAGCATACACTACAACAAGTAGCGTATTAGCAGGATTGACCACACCACCTGCACAAATAACTAATTTTTCTGTTAGGGCAATTGATGGTTCAGCACACTTACAATGGGATAGGTCTGAGGATTTAGATGTATTGCATGGTGGATTTATTAGAGTAAGACACAGTAATTTGATAACTGGAGCAGTATGGGCAGGTGGCTCAAACATTGGTAAGGCTAGTAGTGGTACAACAACGCATACTGTGTTGCCATTGTTATCGGGTACATACATGATTAAAGCTGTTGACTCAGCAGGTAACTTTGCAACAAACTCAACAAACGCTGTAACAACTGTGCCAAACATTTTAGATTTTAATGTTGTGTTGACACAAACAGAGTCACCAAACTTTACTGGTGTTTTAGATGACATGGTTAAAGTTGGTAATGTAATAAGACTTGCTGAAGCACCGTTCTTTGTTTTAACAGAAGCTAGTGACCAATTAGTAACAGAAGATGGTTTGTTTGATATTGAAACAGAAAACGGACAAACAGGATTAGCAGATTCTCTTGGTGAGTATTATTTTGCTACGACTCCAGACTTAGGTGCAGTTTATACTTCTCGTGTGTCAGCTAATTTGCAATATTCTGGTTTCGTTGCATCTGACTTAATAGACAGCAGAACATCATTAGTAGACACATGGAGTAATTGGGATGGTGAACCTTCGGATAAAGTAAATGCTGATTTATATATGAGGCATACTGAAGGCAATCCGAGTAGCAACCCAACATATACAGCATGGCAACCTTTAATTATTGGTGACTTTAAAGCTAGAGCATTTCAATTTAAAGTAATAGCTACAACAAGTGACCCATCAAGAAACTTAGATATTTCTACATTAGGTGTTTCAATTGATATGCCAGACAGAAACGAAAGAGCGCAAAATATTACAGTACCTACAAGTGGTTTAAATGTTACTTATACAAACGCATTTAAAGAAACACCATTCTTAGGAATTACAGGACAAAATATGGATGACCATCAATACTGGACTCTATCAAATGAATCTAGGACAGGTTTTAGCATTATAATATACGATAATAACAACAATCAAAATGTTTCTAAAAACATTAACTGGATTGCTACAGGATTTGGGAGAGCAGTATGAGTCAGCACGATTACATAATTGACAATGGTACAGGTTCGGCAGTTAGAGCAGACATTAACTCAGCACTTACAGCGATTGCAGGTGCTAATAGTGGAGCAAACGCTCCTAGTACAACTTATGCTTATCAGTTATGGGCAGATACTACAAGTGGAAATTTAAAAATAAGAAACGGTGGTAACTCAGCATGGATTGAAGTCGGTGCTTTAGCAAGTGCTAACTTAGGATTAATGTTAGCTACAAGATTTCCAAATGTAAATGCTAATGTTACTGCAAGTGATGAAGAATTAAACAAGCTAGATGGAGTTACAGCAACAACGACAGAGTTAAATTTATTAGCAGGAGCAACACAACTTGGAGTTGTTATGACTGCTATTTACCCTATTGGCTGTGTGTTTACTTCTGTTGTGAGTACAAATCCTGCAACGCTTTTAGCAGGAATGAGTGGTACAACATGGGTATCATTTGGAAGTGGTAGGACTTTAGTTGGTCTTGACTCGGGTGATGCTGACTTTAACTCTGTAGAAGAAACAGGTGGTGCAAAAACTGATAGCACTACTGTAAGTAGTACATCACTTACAGAATCACAAATTCCTAGTCACAGGCATGAAACAATACATGGTCATGCAAGTGGCTCAAGTAGACCAAATAGCTTTAGTGGTATTAGTGGCAATGTTGGTGGTAGTAATTTCGGTGGTGGTACAACAGATGATGCGTGGGGTACATCTTATTCAAAAAATACTGGTGGTGGTAGTGGTCATAACCACACAAACACAAACTCTACTGTACAGCCTTATATTGTAGTTTACTTTTGGAAAAGGACAGGATAATGGCAGATAAAAAGATTAGTGAACTAACAGCCTTAACTACCTCAGATGGTGCTGAAGAACTGATAATCAATGATGGTGGTACAAGTAAAAAGATAACTATATCCAATGCCAACAAAAAGCTGTTTGATGGCTCAAATGTAAAATTGCAAACAACAAGTGGTGGTGTTACAATAACAGGTACTGCCACAGCTACAGCGTTTGCAGGAGATGGCTCTGCTTTAACAGGCATAACAACCTTACCAAGTCAGTCATCAAATAGTGGAAAGTTCTTAACAACAAATGGTAGTGTAGCTTCATGGGCAGTTGTTGATGCGTTGCCTACACAAACAAACAATAGTGGTAAGTTTTTAACTACAAACGGTTCAGTTGCTTCTTGGACTACAATTTCAACAGGGAGTGTCACAACTAATGGTGGATGGGAACACGCACACACAATAGCAAGTAACTATACGGTAGCTTCGGGTAATAACTTAATTTCAGCGAGTCCTGTGACTGTTGCAAGTGGAGTAAGTGTTACAATACCAAGTGGAAGCACATGGGTATTAGCATAGGAGAATTATGAGTAAAATTAAATTTCAAGGTAATGCAAGTGGAACAGGTGTTTTAACTATTACCTCTCCAAATACTTCAACAGACAGAACTATAACATTACCTGATGCTACAGGCACACTAGCAACGACTGGTGACATAACTACTTATCCAATACAGCAGACTGCTACTGAGAATATAGGGCTAGGAACTAATGCAGTAAACTCAATAACTACAGGTGACTATAATGTAGGTATAGGTGTTAACGCTGGTACAAATACTACTACAGGCTCTCAAAATACCGCAGTTGGTGAATCAGCTTTAGCAGCTAATACTACAGCTGCATATAATACAGGTTTGGGTAGTGGTGCTTTAGCTTCTAATGAAACTGGTAATAATAATACAGCAGTTGGTAGGGCTGCTTTACTATTAAACACTACAGGCACAAGGCTTACAGCAGTAGGCTTTGAGGCTTTAAAAAATAACACAGGAAATTATAATACAGCAGTTGGTAGTAATTGTTTAACTGCTAACACTTCAGGCGTTCAAAATGTTGCAGTAGGTGATTACACACTTAATGCTAATACAACAGCTAGTTTAAATACAGCTATCGGTCAAGGAGCAATGCTTGCTAATACTACAGGAAATGAAAATACCGCAGTTGGAACTGATGCCTTAGTAACTAATACTACAGGTCTTCAAAACTCTGGTATTGGTAGACAGGCTTTAAATCAAAATACTACTGGTAGTTATAACACAGCTAGTGGAGTCTCAGCTATGCACAATAATACTACTGGAGATGGTAATACAGCTTTCTCAAGAAGGGCGTTGTATAGTAATACCACAGGTGCTAGGAATGTAGCAATAGGTTATTCTTCTTTATATAACAACACTACAGCTGATAACAACACAGCAGTAGGTTATAGTGCTTTACAAGGTGTTACTACAGGTACTGATAATACAGCATTAGGTTATAACGCTGGAGACGCTATCACAACTGGTTATAAAAATATTATTATTGGCGAAAATGCTTCTGCTGGAGCTGTTGATGCAAACTATAGAATTGTTATAGGTTTGGGTACAGTTTCTGCTGGAGGAAATACAATTACTCTTGGTGCTTCTAGTTCTAATAGAGTTTACAATACATATACCTCTAATGCTACTTGGACTCGTGCATCAGACGAAAGAATTAAAAAAGAAATCACAACTAATACCAATTGTGGTTTAGCTTTTATTAATGATTTACGAACAGTAACTTATAAATTTAAAGCACCATCAGAGTTAAATCCTTCTCTTAGTGAATATGATGCTGACAATAGCACACCAAGTCACAATAAAAAGATGTATGGCTTTGTTGCACAAGAAGTTAAAGCAGCAATGGACACTCACAACATAACAGACTTTGAAGGTTGGAGTCAAATTAATGATGGTGGTGATAATTTACAAGGCATCTCTTACGAAATGTTTGTGATGCCATTAGTAAAAGCAATACAAGAACTATCAGCAAAAGTAACAGCATTGGAGAGTAAATAATGGCATTAACGATTAACGGAACAACTTCAGCAGTAGGCTTAATATCAGATACTGAAAATCTAGGACTAGGTGCTAACGCAGTCGATTCAATTACTACTGGCGATTACAATACAGGAGTGGGGCATACTGCACTTACAGCTAATACTACAGGTTCTCAAAATACTGCTGTTGGTAGAGATGCTCTAGATGCTAATACAACAGGAAGTAATAATGTTGCTGTCGGCTATGATGCGTTAGATGACAACACTACAGCAAGTAACAACACAGCAGTTGGTACAAGCGCTTTAAAAGCTAACACTACAGGTGATAATAATGTGGCAGTTGGTACAAGTGCTTTAGATGCAAATACTACGGGTTATCGTACAGTAGCAATAGGTGCAGATTCTTTAA